CTCCACCTCATTACTCTGCGCGGCTTTTCCTCAATGCTACCTACATTCCATGTAAACTTCCGTTCACCAGTGAAGGTCGTTACGTGGGAGATTGGCGTGAGGATCCTTTTGCCGTTCGTAGAGACCAGTGCAGGCGGAAGCGAGGCGCTCCGCTCAGCTGCCTTCAGGCTCCTTTCCATGATATAGCAGTGTCGCTGTTGCAGCCATTCTACTCATGGTGGTCCAAAGGTTGGTGGGTTGATGGGACGTTCACGTCCATTTGGGAATCGGCGTCGTTCACCGTCGGTAGTTATGCACCTTTGACATTCTTGTTCATATGTCTTATTGAACTTGCCTGTGTTCATTGGATTTTCCAGCAGCGCGACTACGTTGGGTTTAATAGGTCTAAACTGTCTGAATCACACTTCAGCAGCCTCTTTCGAGACCTTCAAATACCCAAAGTGAACTGTTCAAGAAACTCTCGCCACCCTCACGGTCGGTGTGCAGCAAACCGAATTGCGGCTGTAAACGCAATTCGGCACTTTGCGGACAGCGCTGGTTTACCCTTGTATGCCGTACAAGGTAACCTGCGTGAGCGAGGAGATTTCGCATCATGGCAGCATTATTCTGATGCAGACCTGCGCCATGATAGGGCAAATCCCGCTCGGCCACACCAATGCATAATTGGCATGGTTGACGTAGATTCACACGCGGATATGCATTCAGTTGCCACGTCAATAGATCAGCCCATCCTAATGTACACTATGCTTCCCGAGGTCGCCGCTCAGGCTGACGACGAGGAATCGTTTACATTTATTGAATGGCCTGCAGTTGATCGAAAGGCGGGGGAGAAACCCTGGAAATGCTATCTAGACTCTAAGGTTGCTGGTGGGGCTCGTTATGTTCATGAATTGTGGGACTACAACCACGATTTCATAGCATTGGAAGAGCCAATGACACCATACGCGGCTATGCACGTAATGTTTTCAAACCCCTCTAAATTTAGTTTACAGGTGTTGAAACATGCTTGGAACAGATACCTACTTGGATCTGGGACACCCGTCGTGCGGCGCATCTATAGAGTTGAAAGGAGATCAATCTTCCCAAATCACTCGCTTGTGCTCCTCATCCCATTGTGTGAGTACATTTGCTGTATCTCCGGCGTTTCCCGCGCCGCAGAGAAACTTGGCGGCGAGTGGAAAGGCGCTCCGAGGCTGTCTCGGTTCAATCCTATACAGAGGATTGCTGGTGACTCAGAAACAGAAAGTAGATTTCTCACTATTTTCGACGTTAAGAGGAACTGCGCTGGAATACCAAGTCTGCTCACCACCCTTGCTTGGGCCGGGGACTACTCGTCCGCCACGGTGCGCACCGTTGCGCTGGAAGCTGTTTTGAACAATGCTTCCTTGTGTAAGGCTGCTGTCAACAGCCACACGAACGCCGGACTGCTTAACTTGGCAGCTGACTTGATTTGGGAAACTGCGGACAAACCGTTGGACTCTACCGTTACTCCAACTTCGGAGGCGGACAGACGGATGACAGCATACATTCTTACTATGTATGCCCGGGCATACTGGCAGTCCTCTGGACGCCAGCGTCTAACGGTTTATCCCAACGTCTGGGCTGATGGTATCAGGCACTATTCGTTTTCTGACGGCTTCGTGGAGGAAAAGCAGTCCATGCGAGCCTTCATGAAACCCATCGCCACTGGTTGCTATGCACCCGTTTCCGGACTTAGTTCTGACGACAAGATGGTCACTGAACGGGTGGAACGCTTTCAAGAAGCCATAGATCCAAAAGTCCTTGACAACTCTACGAGGCAATACATGTATGAGTTTGTCCGACTTTTCAGAGGTGATCGGATGCCCGGGGAACTCTGTCCAGTTCCTTGGGAGCGCGTGGAAGCACAAATGTCCCGGCCTGCACAGCGTAAGCTTAATGAAGTTGCTGCTGCGCAAGCCACGCCAGTGCCAGCGCTGATTAAATCTTTCATGAAGAGGGAGATTTATGGAAAGCTGGCTGATCCACGCGTTATTAGCACCATTGAACCCATCATCAAAGTAGTGTATTCTACCTTCACCTATGCCCTAACTGACCATGTCAAACACCAGCACTTTAAGTGGTATGCTTTTGGCCTGGCTCCAGCGGACATAGCAGAGCAGGTGGTAAGTATCTGCATGCCGGCCGACCGAGTGTACCTCAGCGATGCCACCAGGATGGATGGACACGTGGGACCTAATGTGAGGAGAGCAGAGCTCGTGCTTCTCCTCGAGATGTTCAATCCAGTTTACCATGATATGCTTCGGCTTCTCCATGCCGCACAATATGGTAACAAGGCAGTCACTCGTAATGGCAGATGGTATGATACAGGCTTTTCCCGGGCCTCGGGCAGTCCGGAAACCTCCATCTTCAACACTATTTTGAATGCCCTTATCTCTTATACCGCACTCCGCCGTGCATTATCCCCCCAAGATGCGTGGGCTGCTCTTGGTATTTACGGCGGGGATGACGGTTTGATCGGTTCTCCGGTCGGCCGTCATGGTTTGCCTCTTTATTCAGGCACCGGCTTTGCCACCGTCCTGGGCGAGGCCGCTGCAGAGTGGGACCAACACTACAAGGTTGACTCAGTTCCCCGTGGCGAGCGTGGTGTTAACTTCTTGGCTAGGTACTACAGTCCTGATGTTTGGTTTGGATCTCCGGACTCGATGTGTGACCTCAGACGCCAAGTGACCAAGTTTCACACCACCACAACCCAACTCGACTCACTCACCTGTCTTAAAGAGAAATCTGCATCCTACGCCTGCTCTGATGCCAACACACCGCTCATTGGCAATTTTGTAAAGCGGGTGTTGGTCCTCACCGCAGAGGCTCCCAGGTTTATTGACAGTGAACCTCAACGGGACCTTTGGTGTTGGTTCTCACGTGCTGACTTGGGTGCCCAATTCCCGAACAGTTACGGACCTTGGATGTTGCACGAATTGGAGTTGGCCTTCCCTGGCATCAATTACACCAAATTCTTGCTCTGGCTGAACAAAACATCCAGCTTGGACGAGCTCCTCACTCCTGTCCTTGCTTTTGAGACACCGATGCCGGAGACCTCCCCGGTTGGGGTTGTAGCGGCGACAGATGACGATGGAGGTTTAGTCATCATCCCCTCAGCCACTACAACTACCGTCAGTCCCAAACCGGCCAAAGAAAAACCGGTCAGGAAGGCGGCCCCCTCCAAAACCACTGTCACTAAGAAGAAGGCCGCCGCTAAGGCCGCGGTGGCCGGTGGGAATGCTTAGACTAAATGTACACAGGGTTTGGCTCGCTTGGGGAAACGAGCCCGCGATTACCTGTATAAACTCAATCCGAAATTGGCCCATTAATTCAACTATGCCCCACGCTCAAGCGCAGAAGAAGCCCGTCCCCACTTCAAGCGCAAAGAAAAAGAAGCAAGAGAACTCGCACAAAGGCACTGCCCCTAAGAAGGCTACGCGGGTTGCTCAAAAACACGAGACTAGAATCGTGGTTCACCAGCCCAAGGCTCGACCAGGTGGTGTGGCGACAAGTTCCGACAAGCTTGTCCCAAAACCGTCCGGATTCCACATTTCGGACATCTTTGGTCCCAGTCCTGACCGGAACCCCCCCCCCAGTGAAAAAGTCCTCCCCCC